TTGGTTTTTACTTACGGTCAAATCCTTTTCTGGATCAACTGTCAGCATAAAAGGTATCATTGCTAATCCTTTTTCTGACATCATTGCCATAAGTGGCTGTTTTAATTTTATTGTGCTTGTGTCGTCTGCAAGCAATTTTCCTACTATTTCTTCTCCTGACGAAAGTCTTACTGATATCACATCACCTGTTGTATAAGGTGCCTCTATTAACATTTTATCCTTTATGCATAATATTTTGATAATTCATAGTTTCTACGTATGTAATCATTTGATCACACCCACCTACACTTTTACCGTCAATGGTAATTTGTGGAAAAGTTTTTGCACCTGGAAACCATTCAAAGATTTGGTCTCTTGTAAAATCTTTATCTAGTTGCTTATACTCGTAATCTAAATTCCTAGTTTCACAAAAAATTTTTGCTTGATGACACTTAGGGCAAGAACTTTTTCCATAAATTTCAATCATAATGAAAATCCTTTTAATAGGTCTTTATTAACATCTTGTTTTATACCGCCAATTATATATGATTCTACTTCAGTTTCCTGGGGAGCAACCTGTAAGCTCGAACTGCTTAACCAATGTGTAGTCCATGGTAGAGGGTTAGTGTTCACTGGTTGTTCAAATATTGTTTCATAGCCAAGTGCTTTTAAACGCCTATTAGCAATATATTCTACATATTGATCTAATAGCGTTTTATTTAGTCCAATCATCGACCCATCCTTAAATAAATACTCCGCCCAGGCTTTTTCTTCGCTTACGCACTCTTGCCAAATATCATATACTTCTTGCTCGCATTCTTTTGCTGCTTGTTGCATAGCAGGATCGTCTTTGCCTTGCATCCATAGTTTTAAAATATGTGTGCTGATTGCTAAATGCTGTGCTTCGTCACGTGCAATTAACGAGATAATTTTTGCAGATCCCTCCATTAATTTTAATTCACCAAATCCAAACGTACATGCAAAAGATACATAAAATCTTAGTCCTTCAAGGATGTTTACAGTCATCATCGCAAGGAAAAGTTTTTTATTTAGGATTTTTTTGTCAATTGACTTATCGTGTGTATATTGCTGTGCCAGTTTCATAAATTCATCGTAATACTTTGTTACACTGTTTGCACGATTAATAATCATTTCGTCGTCTAGTATCGTATCAAATACTTCCTCGGGATTCGCATACACGTTTTTCATAATATGGGTATAAGATCGACTGTGGATAGTTTCAAAGAAATCCCATGTAACAATGCATCCTTCTAATTCAGGCAGTGATACATATGGAAGGAAAGCCAGACAAGGACCTCTACCCTGTACGCTATCAAGTAGGGTTTGATATTTTAGATTTGCAGTGAAAATATGTTTTTGCTCAGGACGGAAACTTTGATAATCAGCCCTATCCTTCTGTAAGCTTACTTCTTCCGGCCTCCAAAAGTAACCTAACATCGTCTGATTTAATTTATCAAACTGCGGAAATTTAAAAGTATCATATCGCTGCACATTTTGGTCAGCACCAAAAAACATATGTTGTTTACTAAAATCGATCTTATCTCTATTAAAAACGGTTTTCATTTTTTTCCTTTCAAATTGTACATGCTTCACACTCCTCGTCGGGTATTTCTAACTTTGGAGCAATTAGTTGTTCTTCTTCTTTCTCTTCGACATCATTTGGATCAATTTTAAAATCATATGTATTCTGATAATAACTTGTTTTCCATCCGAGCTTGTAAGTTGTGATTAAATCTTTGATCATTATGCTCATTGGTACTTCGTTATTGGGATAGTGTGTAGGATTGTAACTCCAATTACCACTGATTGCCTGATCAAAGAATTTTTGCATCACTGCTACGATATTTATATAACCTTGGTTGTCTGGCATGTCCCACAGTAATGTGTAATAAGCTTTTAAACTTTGGTATTGCGGAACTATTTGTTTTAGGGGCCCTTTTTTACTTTTCTTAACTGATAAGAATCCTCTTGGAGGTTCAATACCATTTGTTGCATTTGATACGACTGAACTGCTTTCGCTTGGCATTTGTGCTGATAATGTGCTATGTCGCAACCCCCATATTTCTATTTGTTTACGTAAATCGTCCCAATCCATTTTTAAATCATTAGGAACAATAGTATCTACATCATCCTTGTAAGTATCAATTGGTAATAGGCCTTTTGCATATTTTGTTTTCTTGTAACCATCGCATACACCTTTTTCCTGTGCAATCCTATTGCTTGCCTTTAAAAGATAGTATTGGAAAGCTTCGCTCAAATCATGCACTAAGACAGCACCATTTGGATCACTATAGGTTACCTTATTTTTTGCTAGATAGTGTGCAAGTCCAATATAACCTATTCCTAATGATCGACGTGCTTTTGTCCCTATTTCTGCTGCTTTTACAGGATACTTTTGATAATCAATAATTTCTTCTAAACCTCTTACAGCCAAATCGCATAGTTCTTCTAAATCGCCAAGATCTTTAATTATGCCAACGTTTATTGCACTCAGTATACACAATGCTATTTCTCCATCACAATCATCAATATGCTGCAGTGGTTTAGTAGGTAGTGTAATCTCTTGGCATAGATTTGACATGTAGACAGTGTCAGTAAAACTGCTGTGGGTGTTGCAGTGATCTACATTCATTATATAAATTCTACCAGTTTCTGCTCTTTCTTTAATCAGCGCACTAAACAATTCCATTGCATCGATCTTTTTCTTTTTAATGCTGGTTGCCCTCTCGTACTTTTCATAAAGTTCTCTAAATTGTTCTGTATCATTAAAATATGCATCATAAAGATCTGGAACATCGTGAGGAGAAAATAAGGTTATATGCTCTCCGGCTAATAGTCTTTCGTACATTGTTTTATTGAGTTGGATAGAATAATCCAACTTTCTAACCCTGTTATCCTCTGTGCCTTTGTTATTTTTTAAAACGAGGATATCTTCAATTTCTTGATGCCACAAAGGAAAATGGACTGTGGCACTACCTCCACGAACACCATTTTGTGTGCAACATCTAACAGTAGCCTCAAACTTTTTTAGAAAAGGCACTACACCTGTATGTGCAACCTCGCCACCTCTAATCTTGCTATTTACTCCACGAATCCTACCGGCGTTGATGCCAATGCCTGCTCTCTGTGCAATATACTTTCCAATTGCCATATCACTAGAAAAAATACTATCAAGTGTATCGTCACTATCAACCAAAACGCAACTAGCGAATTGCTTAACTGGCGTTCGAACACCGGCCATTACTGGAGTAGGAATGTTAATTTTAAATAATGACAGCGCATCGTAATAACGTTTAATATAATGCATTCGAGTTTCAGGTGGATATTTTGCAAAAAGTGTAGCAGCAATTAGCATATACATATATTGAGGAGATTCAAAAATAATACCTGTTGAACGATCTTGACAGAGATATTTGTCAGCAATTTGTCGTAGTCCTGCATAGGTAAAATTTTCATCCCTTTTATGATTAATATAAGAATTTAATTTATTGAATTCTTCTTCGGTGTAAAAAAGTAGGATATCCTTGTCATAAACACCTCGTTCTACATTATTTTTTACAATGTCATATAAAGGAATAACATCATAAGAACCAAACAATTCTTTGTACATACCATAAAGAAGTAATCTTGCTGCTGCATACTGATAATTTGGATGATCAAGTGATATCAAATCGTCTGCACTACGTACAAGAATTTCTTGTATTTCTTTAGTTGTCATTCCATCATAAAATTGTAAATTTGCATTCATTTCTATTTGACTACTACTTACACCAGCTAAACCAGCGCATGCAAACTCTACTACGCGATGTATTTTGTCAATGTCTAAGCCCTCTTTCTGACCGTTTCTTTTAATGATATTGACCACAGAAATCATATTGTCCCTTTAATTTAAAATGTCATGTATTTATTTTTATAAATTTACTATAAAACTATTTAGAATTTGGTTATTTTTTGTAAGGTATCTTTTATCGTTGATTGAAAAATCATATTCTAATTTTCCATCCTTATTTTGGGTAATATGAATTTTGAATAAATGATTTTGAAAAAAAGGTAGTAACTTTAGAGTATAAATTATACCTAAAACGATTGTAAAAGCACAATAACAATTACGTTCAAGCAACTCCCATGGATCAGGCCAACTGTCACTATCCCAGGGATCTACTTGTAAAGTATGTAAAGATAGAGATTGATAAAATTCTACAGTTTTTTGTATAGAATTATCTATATCTTTTAAATTACTTCTAAAATCTACCCATGATTCCAAACGGTTTTCAAAATTCCCCTCAGTAATCATTAATATTGAAATCTGGCTGTATCTATCTTATATCTGAAATATAAGGATCCTGTGACTTGAGAACCTGTTTGGGATTGTAAATATATTGACCATTTAGGCTCTTCTGCTGTTCCATCATTGACAAAAGTCGTAGAAAAAGTAATATCTAATTGTAAATAATTGTCACCAATAAGGAAATTATCCTCTCCAATATGATCATATTCATCTGTCACAAAGCATCTGTCTACTCCTGTAGCATCAGATACTATAGTTAGTTTTCCATATCGATGGAAATTTATATTACCAGCTGTCATATAATAGTTAATTGTAAATGATTGATCATACTCTCCTGGTAATTTTAAAACATCAATTCTATCAGGACTGGCAGGAATTATTATTTCCCGTAAAAAATTATCTTTATAATGAGACGACCCACCAATTTCAGGCAAATAAGGTCTATTTACTGTCCCAAAATCCCTTTGTAGTTGGTCAGTACGAGTAAAGTAATCGTTTACACTTTCATTTGATACTTGATTGTAGTAGATATTGTTATGTGTAGCTTGCCCTTCATTTCCGCCAGAATTACCAACTTCTTTAAAGAAATTATTTTGACTGATGTTGAAACTACCTTTAACAATTTTTATAGCTTCGCTATGGACACTGATAAAGGATGAATTAATAACTTTGTTATTGGATGGAATTTCTTGTTCTCCGTTACTATCGTTTTGCCACTGCGATCCTAGATTTATTCCTTGCCCAAGTGTATTAAAATTACAGGATTCTATCAAATTATTATTTACATCGTTGATTCCAACTATACCATATGCCCAATTTAACAATTTACATCTTGTAAATAAATTGTTGTGAGACCTAACACTTCTGCTTAATGATTTTACAAGGATACCAACATCCGTCGGATTGTTTACAGTATCAATTGGGGGAATTGAAGATCCAAATGTCCAAGCTCCGACAAAATCTAAATCTTCAAAAATGCTGTTTCTACAGCTCGCTAAATATAATCCAATACCATTAGTGTTTTTTAATGTTAATCCTTTAAGTAGGATATTCCTGGGTTGATTTCCATAGGTTGTAGCCGCACTTGGAGACTCACTATCCTCAAATGCCGGCGCTTCGGGTAAACTTTCTTCATTGACTGTTAACATCGTATAATTCGCTGTGGATATAATTACTGTTCTTTCTGGTCCTGCTCCTACAATAGATGCAAATGGAGGTATGTACAGCGTATTATTAATTGTATAAACACCAGGATCGATATAAAGAATAACACGGCTTTGCTCTTGTCCTTTTGTGGCAGGATTTACAAATAATTGATCGATAGCCTTTTGCAATATTGGCGTTGCATCTTGATTAGGATCTCCTGTTGCTCCAAAAGATCTAATACTTACAAAATCATCTAACCGATCCTGTAAAGTTCTACTGACTGGCGAGGAAGGTGATTCTCCTGTTGTTATGTATGGGTATTCTTTTTTATAAGTATAGGTATTAGCAAGTGTAAAAATATCATCTTCTGCTGTAAGAATCTTTGTATTACCTACAGCAGGCGCTCCTTCTACTAAACTTCCATTACCTATGAATAATTCCTGTGTATCTATTGCCCAGGCAAGTTCTCCGCTTGCTAATTGTGGTACGCCTTCACCTTGATTTTTTTGTCCTCTACGGATTTGTATTCTACTGATTTGAACAACTGCCACTGACCTCTCCTTATTATAACAAATATTTATCAGCTTATTGTAGATTCATAATAAGCATATAATCTATTATACCATTCATTCTTCCAATAAGGATAATCTTTTGGCTCTAAATCAAATTGTTGATATTCTAAATTTCTGCTACACATGAAGATATGTCCTTCGTTTATCGAAGTTTTGTATAGTTCATTATGAGCTTCTATATATGCGACAAGTTGTAGATAATAATCATCTACCCATTCTTCTTTTTTAGGTTTGTTAGTTTGTTTAAAATCACAAATACAAAGGTTACTCTTATAAGAACAAACTAAATCTGTTGTTCCTGCATATAAATTAGGCATCCATAAATTAATTTCTGACCCTATAATTTCATCTATGTAGGAAAATGCATTTTCTCTAATAACTTGAGCCATTTTATTTGCTTGCGATGCGTAAGGATTGCTTCCTTCTTTTGGCCATTCACCGGTATCTATGTAATCCTCTAAATATTTGTGCATCCTTGTGCCTACACCGGCTGCTTCTGTTGTTATCTCTTGAGCTTTCTGTTCGCCTACTCTTTTTTTCCATTCGAAAAGATGA